AATGACAGTAGCAACTGAAACGGCGACGATCACCCACACAGGGAATGGAGTGCTGACTGGATTCAGTGCTCCGTTCAAGTTCCTGTCGAATGATGATCTTCAGGTGACGAAGGTCACGATTGCGACCGGTGCGGCAACGATTATGACTCCGGCGGAATATACGATCACCGGAGCGGGGAATGAGAACGGTGGGACGGTTACGATCACTCCGGCTGTGACGAGTTCTTTCAAGATCAAGATCGACCGCATTGTGCCGCTGACGCAGGACACGGACCTGGAACGGGAAGGCGGGTTTTTTCCTGATGTGATCGAAGCGCAGCTGGACCGGATCGTGATGATGGTGCAACAGCTGGATGCGGCTCTTGCGGATGCGACGGGAAGTGGAATTATCTCCTCGATCACAAGGAACGTGGCCGGACCTTCGTCTTCAACAATCGGCCGCTTTGCCTCGTTCAATGTCGGCACAGGCAATTCCCTGGCGGATAGTGGCTTCGCCGCTGCGGACTTTGCCCTTGCCGCCCACACTCACGCAGATGCCTGGACGGAAAAGGACAAGGCGGCGAACTTCACTAAGACGTCCTCGATCGCATTGTCAAGTGATCCTGACCTGACGTTCAACATGGTAGCGAACACTACCTATCTGATTGAGTGCCGACTTTACATCAATTCACTTTCTACCTCTGGCTTTCGTGTCGGCATCACTGGTCCGGCCTCGCCGACACTTCTCCAGTGCGTCGGTTTCGACATCGATGATACCGGCAACTTCGGCGCGTTCGCGGCATCAAGCTATACCACAGTGCGTAACAACACTCCGGCCTCGACGGAAAATATTGTGCTTACCTTGCAGATGCGAATTGCCAACGGCGCTAACGCTGGTGCCTTTGCTATTCAATTCGCGCAGGGAACTTCTAACGCCGCGGCGGCAACCCTCTACAAGGGTTCTTATATGCGGTATAAGATTGTTTAAGGAGAACTGGAATGAAGAAATTTTTTGACATTCTTCGTGAAGACTTCGGTCCCTTGACTTCGCAGCAGGTTACTGGGATTGAGACGATTCTGAAGGAAACGGAAGGATTGCCTCAGCGGCATGTCGCCTATATTCTAGCAACAGCCTGGCATGAGACGGGGCCGGAAGACAGTCCCAAGCACATGACTCCTCGCGAAGAAATTTGGGGGCCTACGCCGGCACAGAAGCGATATGAGGGAAAGAAGGTTCTTGGCAATACTCAACCGGGAGATGGGCACAAGTACCTGGGTCGTGGATTTGTGCAGCTCACCGGCAGGGGAAACTACTTCATCGCGGGAAAGGCGATTGAAGTTGATCTGGTCGGTAAGCCGGAACTGGCAATGGAACCAACCAACGCAGCGAAGGTGCTTGTGCGCGGCATGACGCAGGGCTGGTTCACCAAGAAACGCCTTTCCGATTTTAATGATTACATCGCCATGAGAGCGGTGGTGAATGGAAAGGACTGTGCAGAAAAGATCGCCGATTATGCGCTGACCTTCGAACATGCCATCGATACGCAGCTGCGGGAACCGCCACCGGTTGTGGTACCGCCGCCTACTGTGACACCGCCGACCGAGGAAAAGAAACATGAACCTTTTCCCGGCCTCATTCCCTTCATCTTCAACCTCATCCTCAAACTTTTCGGAGCACGCTGATGGACCAGATCGATACACAGAGCGCGATCAAAAGCCGCACCATGCAGTGGTTGCTGGCGGCATTAATCGCTTACCTCGTCAAGAACTTCGGACTGCCTATGCTGCCGGGAGAGGTCAGTGCTGAAATGGTGGGATTTATTCAGGACATTCTCCTGCTGTTCATCCCATTCGCCATTGCGGCTGCAATGTACTTCCGTAAACAGGCAACGAAAATCATTGATCGGTGGTTCTGATGTGGTTCCTCAAAACCATATTGAGTTGGGCCACTGGCGGTGGGATCAAGGCCATCGGCGAGGAACTTCGTGGGGCGTATGAAGCGAAGCTGAAAGCGACGAATGATCATGAGAAGCTGGAAGCGGAGCAGAACATCGCCCGGCTTCAGGCACAGCAATCAATCTTGCTGGCGGAACAGGGGCGATGGCTGACGTGTTGGATTCGTCCGGCCATCGCCGCTCCGTTCGTCGTCTATCTGTGGAAGCTGATTGTCTACGACAAAGTACTCAAGTGGGGAGTGACCGATGATCTATCGCCTAACCTTTGGTGGATGATGTCGGCTGTGGTCACGGCGTATTTTCTTACCAGGCCGTTTGAGAAGCGACTCTGATTTCTTGTACTTCCTTTTGTAGTCATACTTAGGAAGTTCTTTCGTTTCCACCGGCGTCGGTTGTGCGCGGTCCAGCATTCCGGATTTCCACCAAGATGGAAGCTCTGGCGATGGTGGTGCCGCGCACTTTACTACAATGGTTTCGTGGGATGATGTGGACTGTGGACTGGCACAGGGTTGCATCCAAAGAAAGGCTACAAGGTCAAGCATTGGGAGGCTCCGAAAGAAGGGGAAGGATGAGTGAACCGTTACCGACGCTTTCGCTGGTCCACGCTCTAGGCCATGCGGCCAGCCCAGCAGCTAGGACGGCGCGGGCTTCTTCGCGGCTGAAGAACGACCCCATGCATTTCCACGCCGCTTCCTCTGCCTCAGGCGGTATCAGTGCGGAGAGGTCAGGGTTGGTCATGGTTCACCTTCTCCTGTCCAATCACCGCTACCAGGAACAAATAAAACACGGTCATCTCCGCGCTCCTGTGTGAGTACTGTGGGCCATTTGCTGAGATGCCACGGCGTTCCGCCCTTATGGGTCGTGTGTTCCTTGATTCCTTCGCCAAACCCGTCTCGATAGGCGCGGCTTACCATGTCGCGCAGCCTCTCCACCTTCTCGCGGAGGCGGGATACTTCCTCGTTCGCTTCAACGGTGACTTGTGCCGCCCAGCGTTTGTAGTCCTGCACCTCCTCTCGGAGGCGGGTGATCTCGGCGCATAAGGCTTTAACGTCTTTTCCAATATTGCCGTAGCGATCGGGGTGTTCATTAGGCACCCATCGGCCTAGCACTTCTTCCACAATGTCACTCATGTTTATCAATCCTTCTTTGCTCTAGGTCTAATTCCTTCCAGTCTTTTCTCGAACAGCTTAGACTTAATCATTAAGCTGTATATGCGTTCGACGGAGTGGGCAGGGACTTTGTTCTGGATGAATTCAATCACCTCGGACTCCGGTATGTCCTGTTGTTTCTTGGAATACTTTTTGTAGGCCCAATAGTAAGTTTCTTCAATTACCTTCGGATCGCCACCAACTGCCATAGACTTGAAGATGTCGGGCATATAAAGTTCGGCGGAAAGAAGCCAGTCCAATGCGCGATGGTAATCGTCGAGGGTGATGATGAAATCATTTCCCCTTGCGGCGGAAGCAATCATACATAACTTGAGAACGTGGGTGGTGCGACGAGAGTTATAATGCTGAAGCTTCGGATGATCGGGCTTTGGCGGACCGTCGGCCTTGTGCCATGCGTCAATAGCCGAGGCTGCCTCTTGTTCAAACTTAAACCTCCCGGTCATGGAACCGATTTGCTTGAGGTCATGGATAAGATCGTTCTTCAACTCAACTGACTTGTCGATCGTATCCCACAGGGAACGTTTGATGACTTCGCCAGAGTAGAGAAGAATGGTACGGGAGAGAAAGCCCTGATCCCATGCGCCCTCTGGCATCGAGTCGGAAAGGTATGAGACTGTTGTTGCCGCAAAGAGATTAAGCTGCGGGGCGGAAAGTTTGTTGTCAATGTCCTTGCCGCGTTTCTTTTCGGAGAAGTTCCGGCAATCATATAGATCGGTAAGGACTGCCATGAACTCACTATCGTAGGCAGGAAGAAAGACGCCCATCTCATTCTGAACTACGGCGAGGGAATTGAACGCGAGGACTGGCGGGTTATTCTGTGGGATCACTACCTTTCGTTCTGCCGCGACGAGGGAATCGACAAGAGATGCGCGAGAGACACTTGATGGTGCCATGTGATGTTCGGGAAGTTCACGCATAAAGTCTTGTGTTGTTCCTGTGATGAGAGTTTTGCCGACACCGGGCGGCGCAATAGCCATTACATAGAGATTTGGAAACAGATCACCTATATTTGTTCGTATGTAAGTCTTTCGCTCCATTGCCATAGCTACAGTCATAATGGCTCCCCATGTCTTGAAGACGTCAGGGGACGGAAGGCCAGAAGAATACTCCCTCGATCCATCTATCCAATCAGCGAGCCGCCGGGGCTTTACCTTAGGAGAAGCTGACTCAAAGAAAGCTTGTTGTTTCTCTGGCGGTTTCGTTTGTCGTGGCCCTTCCATTTCGCTAACCCGTCCTCGTTCCCTACGATATTGCCAGTCTTATCTGTTACTGCATCACCCCAATTCCAGCCGGTCTTGGCATCGACAGGGACGGCGAATTCTCGATCACGTTTCAAAACCAAAGGGGCGCGGAGACAATTCAAAGCGAGGGGGATGATTTCATCTTCTTCATCTTCGGGGTACTGGAACAGAAGGGAGTCGTGAACTTGGACAAGAAGCTGGACGCGGTTGGTGCGGTAGAGGTTGAGCATACCGATGTTGATCTCGTCGGCGGTCATTGATTGCGGAGCGTAGGCGATGGCTTCGCGGATGGTGGAGTCCTCGGAAGGTCGGCCCCAAAAATATCTGCGGCGACCGAACAACGTCGTGATGGAGGCCTCTTCGCGGATCAATCGTTTGACCTCATGGTGCCAAAGCTGAATGCAGGGAAAGCCTTTGAAGTACCTGGCCTGAAAGTCTTCGATCAACTTGACTGCAGTTTTTGTGTGTTTAGCCATTGTTCGAGGGGTCCCATAGTAGTTAGTACCATGTCCCAGCTTTTTAGCAAGTTGGCGATATGAGTCCTGTCGGTATGCCAATTGATCTGCAATGGCACGATCGCCTTTTGAATCACCTGGCCATGGAAGGTCGGTCCAAGCAAGTTTGCAGGTGGCGGTGTGCAGGTCACCGCTCTCACAGGCATCCAAGTACCGCCCTGCCAATGGTTCGCCGTATGCCTCAACAAAGTAATTCCAACAGAGGGCACCCACGTTTCGCGCATCCGCTTGCTCCAGATCAAGATTGCCGAACTTCATACCGGGATCGGCGATGAAGACTGACCGCAGTTCACGGTCCACATTTTGTAGGTTAGTGCCGGTGCCTTCGGGCGAGAAACTCGAGGCGAGTCGTCCGGTATTTGTTCCTGCGATGTTGAAGGACGAACGCATCCTGCCGTCCGAGTCAATTTCGGTTTCGAGGAACTGCCGCTTCTTATCACAATCACGAAGAAAGAGAAGGTGAAGACAGATAGGCTCGGCGATTAGATAGTTGGAGAGATTCTCCAATGCGTCACGGTTCACGGTCGGGGCCATAACGCCCGCTGCGTTTCGCTTGCGCGTGACCGGGAGGCCGAGGATGGAATAGAACAGATGCTTAAGCTGTGTTGGGGAACGCCAGTTCAAATCCAGTCCAATGCCGTCGCGGATTATTTCGGTGAGGTTCTCGCCAACGTGTTTGATGTCGGAGCGATATTGTTGGAGAACTTCATCACGGCGCGCTCGATCAATGCGGAGTCCTCGGAGAGACATTTCAAGTATCGGTCCCTGGAGAGCCAAAGATCGCTCATAAGTACCGCTTGTATCGCTATCGAGCTGGTCCAATAGAGTGTTGACAATCTCAAACGTGACGCAGACATCGAGGCCATTGTAAATCCAATCCTTCTCATTCTGAGTTAGGTGGGTGTCTTGTTCAAGAGAGCCGGTGTTAATGATCCTCACAGGCCACCCTCGGGGAAATTCTCATTAGTGTACTCGACATAGATAATTTCGATACACAATTCTTGGGCCATGTTCAATTCATACTGCACCCCGCGAGACTCGCGCCAACCGATCAGCTGAAGAACGTGGATTTGTTCCGCGCGCCTCATCATTGTGTTGTTGAAGTCCTTCCAGAATTTGTAATCACCG